AACTACATGTAAAATATCATTGTCCTGTGTATTTTTATATATTTTTATTTCAATATCTTTTAAAGTGTTGCCATAATGGCCAGACAAATACAAAGTATAAAACATTCCTAAAGATTTTGCAAGATCACAGTACTTATTTTCATATAATAATCTCCATGGATCTGGCCAATCTTTTGTATCGAATTTGTCTAGATAGCGATTCACATAAGGGGCATAGCTCCATAAACTGTTAGTTTCTTCTAATGCTAGATGAACATCAATATTACTGATGTGTTCACGAAACTTTTTCCATTCACGGAGCCTTTCATTAGGCTCTAAATTCCACATAATTATCTTAAGTATTTAATATCGTAAGTTAGCGCAGTTGTTGCGCCGCTACTGTCAGCAGCACATTTAATGTATGGTTTTGTGTTATAAATTACAGACATGTCTAAACCAATATTGTCATTTTCTGTATAAGATTCATGAAATTCAACATTTTGATTTTTAAGTGCATATTTGATTGTTCCAGTTCTTGAGTTTTCCCCACGCTCTGCTGAATAATGTAATTCCGCAGATTTAATCGAATCGGGCAATGGTATATAATTTTCAGTAGCACTTTCAAAAATTATAGTTTTGCCTATAGTTTGGAAAGTATTACCAAATCTAAAATAATTAGTAGCATCTGTACTTACTGCTACAGGCGAACCATGAAAAATATTTGGGACGATAATGCTATCCGCCGCAGGTCTTGTCATTATGTCAGCAAAGGAATAACTTAAATTGCCACCGAATTGAATTACTGGAGTTATCGGATTACCATTACCTTGTAAGTTATTACCAACATTAACAAAGGTATTAAATGCTGTCACCACCCCATCTATGTTTGCCGATGTCTTCACTGCTTGTTGACTAATATTATTGAATATGGAATTAGTGACCTTTAATGACATAACGGTCGACTCTGTGCTGTCTACTGTTATGGATTGATAGGAATTAGAAAAAGTGCATTTGTCGAATGTAATATCCGAAATCACTGTTTCATTAAATATTTCAATATTGTTATAAGCACGATAAAAATCACATTCATTGAATCTTACAGAATTTGTGTTATTAAATGATGACTTAATTACAACATGTCTGCTTCCATTGTCAGAAGTAATTGAATCATTAGCAATCGGACCTTCAAATCTACATTTATCAAATACAATATCAGACGCTGAGTCAAGTATTGCTATTGGAATAGATGTGCTAGTAGTTCTAAAATTTATCCCTGAAACACTTATTGGACCCATCTGACTACCCTCAAGCACGTTTTCCCAAACACCTGTAGATGTTGTGGTCCTAACTACAGAGTTAGCTGTTGTGCTATCTAGAACAATTATTACACTGTCCTTGCCAGAATTTTTAAACGTAACATAAGGAGGCAGTAACAATTCATTGGAAATTCGATAAACTCCAGGATGAAAATTAATTGTTCGTCTAGTTATTACTGGAGTAAAGGCACTTCTCCTGCCATAAATTTCATTTATTGCTCGTTGTATGGCTAATGTATCATCAGTGAAACCATCGCCTAATGCACCGAAATCTCTAATATTAACAAAATCATCTACTTTATTTTGAAAAGTTCTTAGAGTAGGATTTAGTCCATCTTCACCAGTATTAACACGATATCCACCCAATAATCCTCTATACCAATAATTTCCTAATTGAGCCAGTAAGTCTGACTGAGTTGTTAATATTTCGGTATTGCCTAAGTATGGGGCTCCTTCTTCAATGGTGCCATTTCCAACAAAAAGCCTTAACTTATCTATGGCCCAACCAAATTCACCAGATGTTAGTTGACCTAAATCTTGTAAAAAGCCTCTACGAACCTGAATTTGAGATATTTGAACAACTGCCATAATTAAAATCTACCTTAGAAAGTTATTTAATATTTACCTTAGAAAGGCTTTTTAAAAGTTACGGTAATATTCTTCGACTCTATCCCACCAACGATTGGCCCAAAAATTAAAATCAGTCCCTTCAATTAAAAATTCTTGATATGTGGGGTCAGACCAGTTATTTGTTGTGATCTCATCTGGCTTTGAGCACATTAAAATAACTCCTCGTTGTATGTTTGTTTTATACAACGAATTGTGTGCCAACGCATACGCAACTAATTGTAGAAAATAGTCCTGAATCCATTCTTGTTTTTTTGGTTTGTTGGTTTGTTTAAAATCTAGAATTGTTTCCTGACCCTGATGAAGTCCAACACAATCTGTAGTTCCAGCGTATATACCTGGATAATACAAACTCACTTCAGTGCCCCATATTTCGTCAATCTTACCGAAACCTTGTTCAATGACTTTCTTCGCCATAACAAGACTCTGGTTTGCATATGGATTTGAAACGGTATCCTTCAGAGACTGACCATTGATATAATTTTCTAAGTAGGTATGCATTCGCGTTCCCCTACTAGATGCTTCTGTAGTAATTTGCAGTGCCTGGGATTCACCCACACGCTTGCGCCATTGTTTTAAACTGTCAATTGTTTCTGCGGATTTTGTTTTATCCAAAATTGTAGTTACACTGGCTATTTTTTTACCATCTGGAGTAATGTAGACCCTAGATCCATCTAGGGTATCTCTACTTAGTTTTATATATTGAAATTTATTTACTAACATGTGCATATTTTAGCACATTAACCAGCGGTTGTCAAAACTTCATTTTCTTTTTTTCAACGCACGTTTTGACATTTGATCAACTGTGCGTTCTGCTGCTAACTTTTCAGTATCCAATTCTTGGTCAGCATCATTATCGAATTCGTCATTATCAATTTCGGCATCCTCAACGTCTGAATCAGTTTTTAAATATACATATCTGACACCGCTGTCATCTTTTTTAATATCTCTAATTATATTTTTCAATGAAGGATTATTGTCATAAGCAGATATTAATGCGCCAGCGTTAAACATTTCTGAACCTGGTATAGATCTTACTATATTAATCAAACTGTCCAATCTTATTTTAGGATCAGGTTGATCAGCCGCAGCAAATCTATTCTTTTCAGAATCCAACACCATTAGTAGATTACTATCAACATTAGTGTTTTGTTCATTCTCAATAATGAATTCTTTTGCTCTCATAATTATGATATAACACTTTTCTTGTTAACTAATTTTGGTTCCTGACTACCCTTGCTATCAACTTTTGTTGGAGTAACTCCCATCATTTTACTTGCTAGACGAATAGTTTCCTCATCCTCTGGGGCATACATTACTTGCACTAGGTTTTCAGAATAAGGACTTTCTTGCTGAAATGTTACCAGCCCTGCTTGAACAGCACGAGCAGCAGCAACTGCAACACCATATCTGTATTGCATATATGGATCAGTATTCCTAAGTTGTTTCTGAACATATGCTCCAGGTAATGAATTTGGAACAGCATCCATGCCCGACTCAAATGGCTGTGCCATTGTTTGTTCAGTTACAAACTCTTTAGCACGCATTAACGCTTTTCTCTACCCATTGGCTCAGTTCCGCCGGCTGCGGCATCAACAGCGGCGAAGTCATCTTCATCATCCATATCAGTCATATCAGCATCCGGTATACCAGCAGGAGGGTTACCAGACATTGTATCGCCCATACCACTCATAGGAGTTGAAACTTGCTCTCCTGCTAGCTGTCTTGCAGAATTATCTGCTGCTTCACGTGCTTGACTTAATGTGGTTGCAAGATCAGTTAACAATTGACCCATTGTAGTTTTAAACTGATTAGCAGTTTCTTCACCCATTTGAGATTGATCACGGATAGTATCAACTAATGATGGTAATTGTTCGGCTTGCATTTTGCTAACTTTTTCAACCATATCTTGAATACTATCAACCATGTCTTTAGCTGCAAGAGCAGCTTCTGCTCGACCGATTTCACCCTCACGAATGATTCTGCGCTCCTGCAACCAAGTGGTTAAACTTTCACGTATCATCAAAAGTTCTAAGTATTTAGGGTTGCGTTCAGCAGTGTGCACTCCATAACTATGTCTTATTTTGTTGATATTTTCAGTTATGCGATTTGTTAAATGCACCGCCTTGGCGTGACTAAGCTTACTAAAATCTATTTTAAAACCAAATCTTGACTCCATTAGGGAATTCATTTTTTTAGCAGTAGATTTAGGGTTAATGTCTTTAAGATTCATATTATGTATCCATTAAATTATATGTATTTAGCAAAATTTATTTTTTTCTCTAATAAGTTTTTCGCAGTATCTAGTTTGTCATAGTATTCATTATATTGAACTCTATAAAAATCCATTTTTTCATAGTCAATATTTTTTTGCTTAAGTTTAAACT